TTGCGCTGGTGGCCGCTCAGGCGCCAGTTGTCACGGTGGCTGGTCAAGCACCGATGACTACGATGGGTGAGTACGTGTCCTACACGGACAAGCCCGCTCTCGATGATGTGGACAGCGTGATGCTGGAGGCCAAGGCTCCGAGCCAAGAACAATGGACTGTTTTTGGTGAGGAGTTGAAGAGCAAAATGCTCTACCGAGACTTGTATGAGCAAAAGACGGAACTTGTCGCTGATTTGTACGAATACACTGTGAAGAATGATGTGTTGTCGATTCAGCGTACGCTTTGTGATTCCCAACCGGGTCCAATTCCGCCTGTGCAGGTCGTCGGTTTTGCATGCGCGAACGATACCAATCCGAGGAAACTTCCTTTTGGAGGGTTGTTCGCCAATCATGTGGTGTACATTGATCATTCGGACGTTGCTCCGGATTGGGTGCACTACTTGCTCCATCTTTTCTGCCGTGGCTACAATGGGGGGGATAAAAATCTTTTCCCCAAAGTGTTGCGAAAGATGCAAACTGACGTGAAGCGGACAGATGAACCCTTCTGTCAGTGGGATGGGCGCCAACTGAGATTTGGCTGGGAACGAGAAGTCTTCGCGACGCTTGATACAGCTGATTTCAGTGTCTTCGTTGAACATCCGGAAACAAAAGAGGTTTTTGTTGCGTATATGCAAGAAGCCTGCAGATGTTTCAAGATTTTTAACGTTGAATGGACCTTGTTCATCGTGAATGCAAACGCGATTTTGTTGACAATGGCGGCCGGATTTTTCACAATTTACGGTCCTGCTAAGTCGAAAGAGCGATTGTTTCACTACACTTCTTCGGGGGTGTTGCAGGTGTACAAGGATCCAGTGACGAAAGAAGCCTGGGATTCATTGATGAAGGAGTTTGACGCCAAATCGGTGTCTGCCCAAGTCAACATTCTCAGGGCGTCAGGATCTGACGCTTCGTCGCACAGCAAGAAGAACATGCAGAAGAAAACTGTTCGCACAAAAACCCGATGGGCCAGTAGTGCGCGCGGTTGTCTGATTGCTCTCTTGCTGATTGTTCTCAACAACCCCATTGGCTATGCCATGAATGTGACGCAAGAGTTGAACGTGACTGGCTATTTGCCATGGGAAGACACCCCAGAGGTGTTCTCCGTGGGATACGCGGAGGTTGTGCCGAACGTTTCTGAGGTTGTGCCAAATCGGACAGAAGTGTTGCTGAATCTGACAGACTTTGCTGAGGAGAAATTCAATGCAGGGTTTGAAGAGGGCTACGCTTTTTCTCAGATCGTTTGGGAGAACAAAACGAACGAGACACGAGCTTTGGTGTTGCGTGAGACTTGTGGGCAACTGCAGGGACCGCATCGATGGCTCGTGCCTTATCAGGATTGCGTGAACGGATCACTTGTGTGGCAATGGCCGTTGATCGGTCTCATTCCCGCAATTCTCGTTTACCTGTTCCTCTGCTACACTTGGATGAAATTTGTGTTTGGTGTCTATGATGCCATCTACTATTGGATCATCCTGCGGAATTGTTGTCGAAGTGAGGCCGCGTGGCAGAGGTGGGCTCTCCGTCGACAGCTTGCTTTTGGCGTTGAAAACACCCTCGAGGTTGTGACCAGCGCTGTTCGCAAGGCTGAGACGGATTCCGGTCGCGTCTATGAGTTCACTCTCAAAAACGCACCGTTTTCGCGTTTGATCGTCAACGACAACACCAAGAATGCTGTCGTCAAAGAAACTCAGATCATTGGGTCGAACTTCATGTTTGATGGCCTTTGGGAAACCGAGGCGCAAATTTTGAAGTGGGACGCAGATCGCAGCGCGTGGATGCATTTTTGCTTTGCCGCTGTTTGGCGTGTCGATCACAGTGATCCTGAGGACAATTTTCTTTGCACTCAATCGCATGGATGGACGAATGACGCGAAATATGCCTTCCGGACTTGGAAAAATCGGGATGGCAAGGAGGTGGTTTTCGGACTTGGTGATGCTCCCTGGAACACGCACACAGACTATGCTGATGAATTTGCTAGGTTTGATTGTGACGTTCGTATCTGGAGGGTTGATTCCAAGTGGATGCAACAGCATGGATTGCTTGCAGTTCGTGCTTTGCCTGTCACTCGGATTCCGAAAGCCATCACCGTGCGCTCATGTACCCCTGGTTGTCCTGACAAGAAATTGCAGTACGCCATTGGCACTTGCGGGCGAGTTGTGAAAGGGATGCTCTTGGAGCACGAAGCGAGCACGACCTTCGGGTCTTGTGGATCTCCCGGATACACTACCCCGCGTGGGCGCGATGCGATCGGCATGCACATTCAGGGAAACCCGAATGGGATGCTGATCATGCACAATCTCCTCCAGATGCACATGATCAAGTTGCGCAGGTTGCAGCCAACTTCAATCAAGGAAGCAGCGACCGCCCATAATCATCGGAACTTGCCTGAAAAGGAAGCGACTGAAGATTTTTTGGAGCGCAGCAAGGCCAGATTTTTGGACGACACTGACAGTGGAATGGTGGACTCGAACGGACATGTTTGGGTCTACTCGCGTCTTGATCGTGGTCCTGTTGATCTTGGTGCAATCGATGACACGTGGGCAGCTGCTTATGCAGCTCGCTACGCTGACTACGATGATGTTGCGCCCAAATACAAACGAGCCGTTGACAAAGCGATGGCTTCGATGAATTTGGTGCGCGGTGAGATGGAGGACGACGAGACTCCCGAGCAGTTCAATGCTCGGATGGACGAGAGCAGGCTGAAGAAAAGTAAGCGTGATCAAGTCTATGATGATCCCTCTGACGAGGGACAACGAGGCTCGTTGAGTGCAGAAGATCGCAAGCGAGTGAATCGGCCAAAGGCTTTCAACCTTCCCTCTGAGGGGGTGACCGTGAAAGGTCGAATGAAACCTGCGGCTGAGCACAAGTACAGCAGTGCTGCAAAGCTCTGGGCTGACGTGGTCAAGAAGAAGGAAGCTGGCGGTGAGTGCGAATCCGATGGGTGCGCGATGCCAGCTGTTCTTGAGGGCCGTTGTGCTGCTTGCTATGCGAATCTCGTCAAGGAGAAAGTGCTCAAAGAGGCTAATGAGGAAACTCAGAAAGCCATCGCGGAAGCGAAGCGCGTCCGAGACGAGAAACTCCGCCTTGAGAAAGAGCAGAAAGCCAAAGCGAAAGCTGAGGCTGATGCTCTGGCTAAGACCGTCCAAGAAGCTGTTGCGAAAGTTGTCAAACCTAGCAAGGAGCAGAAAGACGAGTCGAAGTCGAAGAAGGCCGAAAAGAAGCACAAAATTTGTACGGAGTGCAAAACCGCTGAAGTCAAATCGAAGAATCAGACGGTGTGCTTTATCTGTCGCAAGGCAGCAACTTTTCGGTCGGCACCAGAGAAGCAGACAGCGATCCTGGTGCCGACGGAGCTGTCCAAGGTGCTGGTCAAGTCGTTGGAGGAGTTGAACAAAAACGCTCCCTCAAAGAAAGACCAGTGAAGTTTGGTCCCTTCGAGCGATCTCATCGCGAGAAGCGGAGTCCGATACCTCAGGACGATCCCGTAATCGACGAGCGGATTCCTTGGGAAATTCCTGGGGAATTGGTTTGGCCGGACAGATCTGTCGATGCACAATACGACAGTGCAGTCTCGCAAGTCGAGAAGCGGTTCAATCAGGTGTGCGAAGTCACGGATGAGGAGAAATCTCAGCTGAGGCTCGCTATGTTCAGCTATTACAGGGACGCATCGTGGAAAATTCCAGACAATTGGGGTTCGGATTGGTATCTGACCTCGTTGATTCGAGATTTGAACATGAAAGCGTCTCCTGGATGGCCGTTCAACACCGAGGCGGGTACCATTGGTGACTATGTCAGGAAAGTTGGCATGGAAACCGTCCTAGCCCAAGTCAAGCAGCGTTTGGAGAAATTCTACGCGACAGGGGTTTTGGATTGGGAGCCCGACCATTTGTTCATCAAGACCGAAGGCCACAAACTCAAAAAGAAGGAAGAGAAAGCTTGGAGGTTGATTTGGGGAAACTCAATCATTTGTCAAATACTTCAGCGAATAGCTTTCCTACCATCTTTGATGGCTGAGCACGAGGCAGGACAAAAAGTGCCTTGTGCGACGGTCGGATTGAAGGGGGGCCATGCTCATAACATGGTTCGAGCGCTTGGCGACGAGAAGACTGGAGAGTTCCGATTGTTCGCCACTGATTGCTCTGGTTTTGACATGACAGTCAACCACCACGTCATCCAGATGGACCATGATGATCGAAGAGATCTGTGTGAAAATCCAAATGACGGTCACGAGTCAGAGAAATTCTGGCTGCTTTACAGCGAAGTGTATCGTCGGACATACCAGAATTCGGTCATCTTTGGTGATGGGTGGGTCTATGCGCAGACTCTTCCAGGGATCCAGCGCTCTGGGTCGCTCATCACTTTCTCTTTAAACTCGAGGCACACAGCCAGGATCAGGGCGTTGCAGTCGATCCGCCAATTTGGGGATTTCGACCGGAACAGAGACTGGCTGTGGACTGCTGGAGACGATGCGCTGTGCAAAACGCCCAAGGGCTTCGATCTTCAGCAGGGGATGCGGGACGCGTCTGCG